TGAGGATCGTCGGACTGTCGGCCAAAGTTGCGCTGATAAGCGGAGATGTAAATCATTGACGCCATGATAAACAAATCCGGCAGATAAACGCTGATGAACGTTGTCGAGTTTGCGGCAGATAAAGGAGTCGATCGAACTGTGCCTGTCAGCCGAACAACATAAGAATCGTCCGGTATTGGGCCAACGAAAATATTTTGCGAAGTCAAACCAGTTGTTGCGCTATCCCCGCCATAAACAGCAAAATATTTTGGCACACCTGCTGTCGAGCCGTTGGCATACACATTTTGAATGTATTCTTTTCCAATCGGCAGAAGAGGAGAAGAAGTTCCATTGGTGATAACTTCAAATGTCTGCAAAGAAACGAACGACGATGTTGGGATCGTCAATATGTTGTTGCCGGAAGTGAACGAATAAGACGAATTGCTGATCTGCGTCGAAAGAAAATCCAAATCGCGTTGCATCCGCAATTCAGCGTAATCAATCATCGACGGGACAATGGTGAGGTAATTTACGTCGGTCGATTGCACGACCGCCATCGTGGCGATCTGTTCAACGTAGGTTGCGTATGTTAATCCGACCATGTCACCCTACCATTGAAGTCGATGCCGATTTAACTTCTGCAACTCTCCGGCCCCACCCCTTGCCGAACGTTTCCCAAGTCGGAAGACTCTGCAAAAACTGCAATCTATTATCGTTGATTTTTTGCAATAAGGAAAGGGGATCTTGTGAATTAACTAAAGAGAGGGTCGCAGGTCCGATAACCCCATCAGCATTAGCACCACAAGCTGTCTGAAGATACTTGCTGGCACGAGCAGGACCACTATTAATAGCAAGATCAAAAACAGAAAAGTCCACCCCAAACGGGAGGTCGTCGCAGCGGCACTTGTCCCAGTAACGCGCTTTGTAGAGGGGAGCGACGTCTGCGATTTTGAGGGCTTTGATGTCATCTTTCGTTACCTCGTGGCCTACCCACTCTTCCCAAACCTTTTTCGTGCAGCCAAGGTTCGTGGCTCCACCAGGATCTTTCGGGTGATCAACGTACCCACCTTCATGTTTCAACACAAGAGCTAAACACTGTTCAAAATTGCCTTTCATAGCTCACTCCTTGGGTGTTGAATTGTAAATCATCTGGTCTTTTTTCTGCGACCCAGACGACGATCCGAAATAGAAAGCAATGATGCCGCCCCACGCCGTCTGCAACGCACCAAGAAGCAGAAGCAATGCCTCGTTGCCAGAAGTCGGCAAACCATAAACAAGCATGTAAATCAAAATGGCAAAAAACCCAAATGTCACGCTTATCGCAAGGGCGCGAGGAATCCAGTCTTTGACTTCTTTTTGCATCTCACGGGCAGACTTACGGTCGTCCACCGCAAGTGCCTCCAGATCAATGTCAAGTTTTTTCATTTGAACTTTGAAATCAGCATCAATTTTTTTGACCGTTGCAAGCTGCTCAGGCGAGGCGGTGCGGAGAGCCGTTTGCAGATCGTCCTCGGAACCCTCCTCGTTTCCGAGCAAAGCCATAGACAATGCTTTCGTTGCCATCCCAGCCAATGGGCCGCCCAAGGCCGTGGCAATGCTAGGCGCGACTGAGCCGAGTAACGGCCCGAATGTTTTAAGCAGATCCATCGTCCTTACCTCCAGTAGATTTAGAACCTAACATGATGCCCGACAGCGTGCCTGTCAGGAACGTCGCAATTGGAGCAATCAACTTGAAAAACTCTTGGTCGTTTGGTGCTTGTCCGTCAATTGGCTGAACCACAAAAATCAGGCTGTATAGCACTGCGAAAACGGTTCCGGTTAAGGTCAGGCACAAGCTGATGCCAATGATAAACTGGAGAAGCGCGTGGAGTTCGTCTTCCTTGATCCTCATCGCGCTACGGCTCCGCAAGGGTTTTGTTTCAGGGTGTCGGCGGAACAGGTTCCGGATGCGGTGCAGATGGGCGGATTGCATTCAGGTGCGTCCCAGTTCTTGGGGTCTTGGCATGGGTAACGATAGCGGTCTTCGCATCCTGTCAAAACCAAGAATATTGTTCCAGCCACCAACAGATGTTTCATTTGTGCGCCGTCAGATAAACAAAAAGTGCAAGACCGAGAGCCATAACAATAACGCCCAAGAACATCCACGCCCCCAAGATCAGTTCAGCTTGGCGTTCCTCGGCTTCCTTCTGCGCAATCGCTGCCTGACGCACGGCCTCTTTCCGCATTTCCGTCACTTCCTTTTGAATGGAAATCCACGCCTGTTGACCGTACGCCCCTACAAACAGGTTCTTGGTGTCGAGTTGCAATTGTTGCGCCTTAGCTCGCAACGCATACAGTTTGATTGCTTCAGCCTCGTATTCTGCTTGGCTTTGGAATAGCTTCTTTTTTCTGTTACCAGAGGTTAATTGCGTGATCTGCGCAATCCTCGCAAACAGACTGCCAACTTTCTCAACAACGTCGATGGCCTCGTGGCCAGCGTCCGTGGCTGATTTGATTCCATTATAGAGGGCTGTTGCGCCAGCGAGGAGCGTAAAAGGATCCATTAAATATTACCAGTATTTGTAGAAGGGAAAGCGCGACCTGGACCCCAAATAATACGAACAGCTCCTCCTCCGCCTGGACCACCATTGCCGCCGCCGCCGTTGCCGCCACCACCACCTGCGCCGTATAACCCACCAACACCAGCATTAGCAGTAGTTCCTGTCCCGCCAGTTGCACCACCCGATCCGCCGATGCCACCAGTTCGAACTGTTGAAGCAGAAGCACCACTAGCACCTTCGCCTAATATGCCAACGCCACCGCCGCCACCGCCGCCACCAACGTTATTTTGCGTACTACCTGAGCCGCCATAACCGCCGCCGCCACCGCCGCCGGAACCGCTTGTTTTTCCTGCTCCGGTGTAGTTGCCGCCGCCGCCACCGTTGCCAGAATAACCAGCCGCCCCGCCACCGCCCCCGCCGCCTCTTGCACCGTCATTGGCCCACCCGCCGCCGCCGCCTCGTCCGCCGCCGTCGCCAGTATATGTTCCCCCAGAATTTGCACGAGTGCTTGTTGGAGAACTACCATTTCCCGCACCACCCAGAACACCGTTTCGACCGCTTACTGTAGCGAGAGATATAAAATAACTATCTCCACCATTGCCTTCTATTGCGCCGCCCGCACCGACAACAACGGTGTATGAAGTCCCTGGAACAGTAGGAATGTTGTTTTTCCAGCCTAGCCCTCCACCAGACCCACCATTACCTCCTGATCCGGCAGTCCCGCCGCCACCTCCTCCACCGACGCAAACAACACAAACGGAATATACACCCGAAGGTGCAACCCACGCAAAAGTTCCAGCAGTTGTAAAAGCAACCTGTCCTACGGAGTCCCCACTACCAAACCCCCTAGCCGAAGCCGCAGCAAATGTTGCAATGGTTGGCATATATATCCCCTATGTATCAAATGCTACAAGGCTTGCAAAAATTTGGTACGTGGGAGTTGCTGATACTTTCATAACGGTGAACGTATAAACATTCCGAGCACTCGCAATCCCCGCAGTTGGCGGTGCTCCACCTTGCCAAAAAGTAGTCACGCCAGTTGTTGTGCCGTCAACCTCAACGGATGTGCAATAATGTGCCGTATTTGAGCAAATAATAATATAAACGCAAGTTATCGTGTCTCCAATGTCTTTAAGAATTTGGGACAACGGAACTGAAGTGCCATTTCCGCGAATGGTAACATAAAAAGTACTTGTTGATGAGTCATTATTATACAAAATAGTTTGGTCTAAAACGTCATAACCAACAGAACTATCCCATCCTGTAGTTAAATAATTGCCCTTTTCAACAATGCTTCCAAGGGTCAAATCAGGGAATGCAGTTGCGTCGATTGTCAGACCACCATTGTTTCCAATTGTAACTGGACCATAAAGCGTCGTTGGACCAGTAACGTCAAACGCGCCGCTGATCGTATCGAGTTGAGTCAACACACTGGTGTCGGCGTATTGTACTTTTGTACCATCGTAAAAAATAACACCTTGAGTTGCGTTTTTTATCACGACTCCTGCCCCGCCGGATGCAGGGCGAACAGTGAGAGCGTAATAATACGTTGCCGTCGGAGTTCCGACATACGTCGATGTTTCGGTCGAAGTTATCGCTGTTCCACCGGAAGTTGCCGAAAGCGTGAATGTTGTTGATGAAAGATTTGTAGCATAATATTCAACGTTTTCTTGGAACCCACCAGGGAGCTTGCCCGTCGTTGTGAGGATAACAATGGTGCCAGTTGCTGGGGCAGTGGTGACTGTAAATGTTGCACTGCCAGATGCCGGAAGCGACGTTATTACGTTTGCGGTTCTTGCATTTGCAGAGGAAATATCATTGATGACAATCCACGAGCCGCCCATCGTGCCTGAGCCAGTTATGTTCGCAGGAAGGGTAATCACTGGGCTCGAGGTCAACGTGCCTGTCGAAGTGACCACAAGCTGTTGCGCGGACCACCAATTAACGGATGAAACTGCGGCGGTTGAGCTATTTAAAGTAACCGTCGAGCCAACGCCCACAGAAATCGGAAAAGAGGATCCTGCCAAATAATCCAATTCATTGAAGTTCGCATTGAGCGGAACGTTCCAGTTCAGATCGTTCAGCGCAGGAACTTCTATTCTTTTGTTTGAGGTGTATGTAATGGCCATGTTATTTATCCACCTTGTTATCGAGCTTGTCGAAAATCTTGTTCAACATGTTTTCAATGCGGTTCAAGTGGACAGAAAGCTCATCTTTCCGAACGTAGCTCGTCGGCATGTCAACCTTCATGTCATTGATCGTTGACGAGAGCTTTTGGATATCATTCACCAACTGACGGTAAAAATACCCAATAACTCCGAACACCACAATCGCGGCAAGGTTTGCGATGAATTGAAAATCTACGGTCATTCAGCAATCTCCTCCGGCGGCGCATCGACAACTTCCGGCGGCGCAACAACGCTCCAAGGATTTGGTAGAGTGACGGGGTGATAGAACCGATAGGCCAACGTCTGTTCGGCGGCGTTCTGGCGTTCCTGAACGCCCTCTGGTCCGAGGACGCCTTTCACCCAACCCACGACCTGCTCCTCCGTGAGGTCAGCGTAGGGGGTGTATGGAGCTTCTGGGTCGAGCTTCAGGTTGACCATTCCCGCTACCGCCGCCGAGTATGTCCCGTCGGTCGCCGCGCATGAATAATTAACCTTCACGACAACGTCCGTCTGACCCTCGGCTTGAGGGTAGGATTCCATTGAGTTGATCGTCCAGATGTATGAGATTGTCATGATTAATACTCTACGATTATGGCACCAGCGGTACCGTTTCCACCCGCACGAGCCGTTGCCGTTGAACCTGCCGTGGAACCAGAACCGCCACCGCCGTATCCTGTTCCTGCTGTTCCTCCAATACCCGCCGCACCAGCAAATGGCATTCTTCCGCCGTTGCCCCAACCTAAACCTACGCCACCGCCAGAATTGTCAATGTAAGTCACACCAGCAGCCGCAGTTGTTGTTCCGGCGTTTCCCCCACTTTGGCCTGAGAGAGCAAAAGTTTCGGTTCCAGTTCCGGTTGTTCCTGTTCCTCCTGCACCGCCAGCAGCAGTCGCTCCAATCGCTCCGCCGCTTCCGCCTGTTCCAATATAT